TTGGAAAAGATCACGGCAGAGCGCGTGCTGGCGGAACTGGCAGAGATCGCGTTTGCCGACCTGGGGGCCGAACCTGCCCCGCCCGTAAAAGTGGGCGATAAGCTGCGTGCGCTGGAGCTGATTTATAAGTATCTGGGCCTTGGCGATGGCGCTGCAGCGGAGGAGCCCGTTGTGATTGTGGATGAAGCACCCACCGAGCAGGAGGTGACGCCATGAGGGTGCGCATCCGGGATGTGGTAGCGCCGGTGTTCTGGCCGGTGCACCGCGCCATTGCCCGCGGCACAGTTCAGGAACTGGTGGCCAAGGGTGGGCGCGGCAGCGGCAAATCCAGCTATATTTCCATTGAGCTTGTTTTGCAGCTGCTGCGCCACCCCGCCTGTCACGCGGTGGTGCTGCGCAAGATCGGCGGCACGCTGCGCACCAGTGTGTATGCGCAGATCCAGTGGGCCATTGGGGCGCTGGGGCTGGCAAAGCAGTTCCGCTGCACCGTCAGCCCCATGGAGTGTACTTATCTGCCCACAGGGCAGAAGATCCTCTTTTTTGGCACCGACGACCCCGGCAAGCTGAAAAGCATCAAGGTGCCATTTGGAGCCATCGGCCTGGCCTGGTTCGAGGAGCTGGACCAGTTCGACGGCCCCGAGGAGGTGCGCAGTGTGGAGCAGAGCGTGTTCCGCGGCGGCAGCTTTACCCTGGCATTCAAAAGCTTCAACCCGCCGGCATCGGGGCGCAGCTGGGCCAACCGTTATGCGCTGGAACAGCGCCCCGGCAAGCTGGTGCACCACTCCACCTACCGCGACCTGCCGCCCGCCTGGCTGGGCGAACGCTTTTTGGCGGATGCCGCCCACCTGGAACAGACCAACCCCACGGCGTTCCGCCATGAATATTTGGGCGAAGCGGTCGGCTGCGGCACGGCAGTGTTTGGCAACATTCAGCTGCAAACCCTGACAACCGAACAATGCCAGAGCTTTGACCGGGTGTACCACGGGGTGGACTGGGGCTGGTATCCGGACCCCTGGGCCTACAACGCTGTGCATTACGATGCCGCCCGCCGCACCCTGGTGATCTTTGACGAGCTGACCCGCCGCCGCACCCCCAACCGGGAAACCGCCCGCCTGCTGCTGGACCGCGGACTGGACCGCACGGCGCTGCTGACCGCCGATGCCGCGGAACCCAAAAGCTGTGCGGACTACCGCGCGGCGGGCCTGCCGTGCCGGGCGGCAGTCAAAGGTCCCGGCAGTGTGGCCGCCGGGATGAAGTGGCTGCAAAGCCTGAACGCTATCATCATTGACCCCGTGCGCTGCCCCGAAACTGCAGCCGAGTTTACCGGCTATGAATACCTGCGGGATGCGCGAACCGGGGAGGTGACCAACGCCTGGCCGGACGCCGACAACCACCACATTGACGCGGTGCGCTATGCGCTGGAAAGCGTGTGGCGGCGGCGCGGCAGCTGAACCCACAAATAGGAAAGAAGGAATGGATTGAAAAGTTACTTGGAACAGGCATTCGGCCGGGGAGATGTGACCTCGGCCCGGATGCAGGCGGCCATCCGGGAATGGCTGAACCTTTATTACGGCACCCAGTCCCCCGGCGAGGACGCCGCCGACCGGCTGGCGGTGCTGGTGGTCAGCAAGCTGTGCCGCACCGTGTTTGCGGAGTATGAAAGCAGGACCGCCGAAGCCCTGGCCCCCAGCCTGCAGGCGCTGGATGCCGTGCGGGTGCAGGCCATGCAGTACGCACTGGTTGGCGGTGAATGCCTGCTGAAACCGGTGCTGCATGGCCGCGGGTTTGACTTTGTGCCCATCCGGCGGGACTGTTATGCACCCCTTGGCCGCGATGCCCACGGCGCTTTGACCGGCGTGGGCACCATGGAGGTGCTGCGCCACGATGGCCGCGGCTACCTGCTGCTGGAGCGCCGCACCGCCGGGGCGGACGGCCTGACCATCGAGACCCGCTTGTTTGAGCTGGCGGGTGAGGCGTTAGGCAGGGAGGTGCCGCTGGCGACGCTGCCCGCCACCGCCCAGCTGCAGCCAAGTTTGCTGCTGCCGGGGGTGCGGGGCGTTGGTCTGGCTGTACTGCGCACCCCGCTGCTGAACTGTGTGGATGGCGGCCCCGACGCCGTGGCGGTATATGCCCCTGCCGCCGGCTTGATGCACAGCGCCGCCCGGCTGGAATACCAGATGCGGCAGGAGTTTGAAAACGGTGCTTCCCGTGTGTTTGCCTCGGAGGACCTGCTGCGGGAGGATGGCTATGGCCGCCGCACCTTGCAGGATGATCTTTTCATCGGCCTGCCGGATGACCCCGCCAACGTGGGGGTGACGGTGTACAGCCCGCAGCTGCGGGTGGAACAGTTTTTGGCCCGCAAGCAGGATATCCTGCGCAGCTGCGAAAGCCTGATCGGTTTCAAGCGCGGCATTTTGAGCGAGGTGGAAGCCGCCGAGCGCACCGCAACGGAAATCACCTCCAGCGAGGGCGATTATAACCTGACCATCCAGGAATTGCAGGCTATGTGGCAGAACGGTGCCGGCCAGGCGCTGGAACTGTGCGCCGCGCTGGGCAAGGTGTACGGCATGCCGGGCCTGAGTTTTGACGCCGGGAAAGACCTGACGATGGACTGGGGCGATGGCGTGCTGTTTGACCGCACCCGCACCTGGAACGAGTACATGAGCATGGTAACATCCGGCCTGCTGCGGCCGGAACTGGCCCTTGCCTGGTACTTTGACCTGCCCCATGCCGATACCGCCCAGCTGGCAAAGATCCGTAAGGAGCTGATGCCGCAGGCAGCACAAGCGGCCCCCGCAAACAACGAAGAAAAGAAAGGAGAAACCCAGATTGGAGCATAAATCGACAACCCCCGCCGCACAGCCGGTGCAGCCCGCACCCTATGCCGCCGGAACCGGCAGTGCCCCGCTGCTGAACCGTGAAGCGGAATTTGCCTGCATGAGCTACCGGGAGCGCCTTGCCTTAAAGCACAGCGACCCCGATACCTACCGCCGCCTGCGGGAAAAGTAAGCGGGACGAATAGACTTGCCGCAGACCGTCGAAAAGTGATTCGTAGGGGCGCAGTGTGCGCCTGCATGCTCTACAAGGCAAAAAGGCAAAATTTGAACTTTTCGATAAGCTGAACGGGTCAAATAGACCCGCAAAAATTGATTGATTAAAGGAGAAATTCTATGGCAGATACTTATACCAAAATTGCTGATTTGATCGACCCGGAAGTGATGGGGGACATGGTGTCCGCCCGAATCCCCAAAAAGCTGCGCGTGGCACCCTTTGCCAAGGTGGATGATACCCTGGCCGGTGTCCCCGGCGATACCATCACGGTGCCCGCCTATGCCTACATCGGCGATGCCGACATTGTGGCCGAGGGCGAGGCTGTGACCATTGAAAAGATGACGACATCCACCCGCAAAGCCACCGTGAAAAAGGCCATGAAGGGCATTGGCCTGACCGATGAAGCGGTGCTTTCCGGCTACGGCAACCCGGTGGGGGAGGCCAACACCCAGCTGGCCATGGCCATTGCCGCCAAGATCGATAACGACTGCATGGATGTGCTGCAGACCGCTACCCTGACCTATGACGGCTCGGCGGGCATTATCAGCTATGCGGGCGTTGTGGATGCGGTGGACGCCCTGCAGGAAGAGCAGGCCACCGAAAAGGTAATCTTTGTTCACCCTAAACAGGTGACCCAGCTGCGAAAGGACGCCGAATTCACCAGCACGGACAAGTACCCCGCCAATGTGCGGATGTCCGGCGAGATCGGCTCCATTGCGGGCTGCCGTGTGGTGCCCAGCAAAAAGGTGCCGCTGGTGGAGGTTGGCTCCGGCAAAACCAAGTGCTATGCCTGCCCTATCATCAAGCTGGAAGCCGACCACGACAACGAGGACGAGGTGCCCGCTCTGACCATTTACCGCAAGCGCGCGGTGAATGTGGAAACCGAGCGCAAACCCAAGATCCGCACCACCGAGATCACAGCGGACGAATTTTACGTTGCCGTGCTTTCCAACGAGGCCAAGGTGGTGCTGGCAAAGTTCAAGGCCTAAGGTGTATCTGAAAACAAAGGGCAATGCCGCATAATTCTAAGTGCCGATACGGCGAGCGAGGTACGGCAGATGCTAAGCCAAAAGCGCAGATAATACTGGATGTCTTAT